CTCGCCGACAGGAGCCGCAGCGAACTTGAGTCTCCTGCCGGCTATCGGCACAGATGAGACGATCCTCTTCCCGGTCGTCGTTGCAAGCTGGCCGACGAACTCCTCGACTGCCAACGATGTGAATACGGCGCTGCGAGGTGAGTTGGACGGGGTGTTCTGGCACTCGGCTGTGAAGGCCGACGCCACGAACATGACTCCTGAGGACACGATCACGGATGGTTCTAGCAACCGCTATCGAGTCTTCCCCAACGCCGGCCGCAACACCACCTACTCCTTCTTCGCAGTCAAGGAGTCCTAATGGCTACCTTCGAACAAGGCACTGCTACCAACATCGCTGACCTGTTCAGCAAACTCTCCACCTTCGCAACGACGAATGGCTGGACGCAGGATCATTCGGCCTCTGATCGGTTGTTCCTGACCAGGAACACGGGCGGAGACACAGTTTCAGTTGCCTTCCGTTGGGATGCGACTACTCCCACCTGCGCCGGCGTCTACCAGCATACCGCGTTCATCAACTCGGGCACGGCTCCTGGTAACCATACAAACGACTCCGGCCAGGGTGCGGTTTCTGGCACTGATGCGACTCTTCTGACGGGGCGGCGCGTCACACTGACCAACGGCTCGATGCCGTACTGGTTCTTCACGGACAGTGCCACGGGCACCTACATCTACGTCGTCGTCGAGACCACGGCTGCGACGGTCTGGAGGCACTTCGGGTTCGGTCAACTGCAAAAGTATGGCACCTGGACTGGTGGAGCCTTTGCCTACGCGGGTCGCGCGACCACGGGTGCGGGTAGCGGTTCCCGCCCTATCGCGACGGACCAGTGCGAGCTTCTCGACGGACGTGCGGCTGCGGCCAACTCCGGCACGGCGACGATCCAGCCCTACGTGGCCTCGATCCATGCCGAGGGTCTCCCGGGTGAGGGCGGTGCCTCAAAGTGGGGCCTCATGCTCTCTGTGGCTCCGACGACGAACGACCGCGGTGGTAACGCCCGTGTCGAGTTCGTGGGCGGCTTCCGCGGCGGTATGGTTGCCTCCCTCTACGGTCGCTACAGTGGCACGGTGCTCCAGGGTCTCCAGCCCTTCACGCCGATGGTGATCTTCTATCGCCATCCGAGCTTGGCGCGCATCTATCCGATGGGCCTGATGCCGGATGTGCGGCAATGCAACATCGCTAACTATGTCGGTGGCGATCAGGTCACGATCGGCAGCGACACCTGGTACCTCTTTCCGTCGCGTTCGAAGGCCAATGCTGCCAACGGTGACACGGCCAACCAGGGCATTGCCTACAAGAAGACTCCGTAGTGGCGAACTTTAGCGGGTTCACGACTGCACCCCTCCTGTTTCATAAGGATGGGTTCCTGGCTCCAGACTTCTCCACCAATGGAGTCTTGCTGTCGAGTCCTACTCTTGCCGATACCTTCACATCGGTCGATGAGGGCAGCGCCGCCGTTGCGCAGAACAACCTTACTGGCTTCGTCGCAGAAGAGGGAACGCCCGGCCTCGACTGGTTCGAGCACGCCCACATCGTCCCCCGCTCGCTGGACTTCGGAGACATTGCGGGTGTTGTCGAGCGCGACTTCGAAATCTACAATGCCTATCGGCACAGTTCGATCCTGCTGACGATCATCACGAATAACGCTCTGCCCGGTCTGGAGATTCCGGACGTGGTGGCCCCGAGTCTGCTGGCTGCGCAGTCGTCGTTTCTAGACCCGTCCTCTACCGACAACCACGGTGGGACGGGTCTGGGGACGTTAGTCCGGACGGTGATGCAGGCCCTTCCACAGGGCTTGCCAGTCTTCGACACGACCGTCGTCTTCGACTTCGCGTCAGGCGACTCACTCACGATCGGCGTCTCCGGCCGCCGCATCAGTCTCATTTCAGCACAGCCCGAGGCTCCGATGATCGAGGGCTTCGGCTTCCTGACGGACATCATTGAATCGGTGAACGGCAACGAGCAGCGTCTCAGTCTGAGGAAGCAGCCGCGGCAGGTGTTCAAGTTCAACTACGCCCTGGACGGCACGGAACGGCAGCGCATGCAGGCGCTCCTGTTCGGCTGGCAACCCTCGACGTTCGCAGTCCCACTCTGGCACGAGGCCGTGCAACTCACGGCGAATGCGAGCCTGAGCGCGACCTCAGTGTCCGTCAACACTACGACTGATGTTGACTTTCGAGTCGGCGGCCTCGCGGTCGTATTCGAGAGCGCCACCAAGTTCGATGTGGTGGAGATCAGCGCAGTCGCGGCCAACACGATCACCTTCACGGCGAGCCCGCTGCTGAATGCCTACACGGCGGGCCCGAACACCAAGGTTATGCCGGTGCGTCTCTGCCAACTGGATAGCCAACCGCGGCATCAGCGTCCGCCGAAGAACCTGGAGTACTTCTCCCTGGAGTTCCGATGCACGGACAACGACACGGGCGCACCGCTGGGCAGCACGGCTGGCTGGCACACCTACTTGGGCAAGGTGTTGCTCGACGACTGCAACATCGAGATCGAGAATGCGGGCGACTTCCAACAGCGCATCACGGTCATCGACAACGATACCGGCGTTGTCTACCAGACCTCGCAGTGGGACCGCCATCGGCGGACGCACAAGAAGGGCTTTCGCGCGGGCACGCGCGCGGAAGTGGCACTGCTCCGGAAGTTGCTCCTGGCACTGCGTGGCCGTCAAGTCTCATTCTGGATCCCGACCTTCAATGAAGACCTGACCCCGGTCGCGAACCTGACCTCGGCCACGTCGGTCATGGACATCGAGCACATCGGCTACACGCGCTTCGTCGCGTCGCGGGAGCCGAAGAAGACGTTCCGAATCACGTTCACGGACGGCAGCCAGTTGATGCGGGTCATCCAGTCCTCGACCGAGATCAGTTCCACCGTGGAGCGCTTGGTGTTGGACACGACGTGGCCGAGCACAAAGACGCCGGCCCAAGTCACCCGCATCGAGTTCTTCGAGAAGATCCGGTTCGATACGGATGAGTTCGAACTCGAATACGACCGTCCTGGCCAAGCCCGCCTGATCGCCCCCGTCAAGGTGGTGTTTGAATGATTGGCCATCTCTATAAGATCACTGGACCGAACGGCAAGTCCTATATCGGCATCACATCTAAAACTGTAGAGAAGCGTTGGAAGACACATCTTGCAATGGCTCGCTCTGGGCGGAAAGGTCCGCTCTATACAGCAATCCGCAAATACGGATTAGTTGCTTTTCAGATTCAACCACTTTTAGTTGCCTCTTGGGAAGATATCAACTTCTATGAAGAGAAGGCAATCACTCTCTTCAAAACTCTTTCTCCTGCCGGTTACAACCTCCTCTCAGGTGGGAGCCAACCACGACAACATCCAGATAGCATTCGGCGGGCTGCTGTGAAGTTGAAGCAGCGTTGGCAAGATCCAATCTTTCGGATCAAGATGACTAGACGACGCCGAGGAGTTGGCATGCTCGGTAAGAAGCATAGTCAAGAGACAAGATCCAAAATATCAACAAATCGAAAGGGCAAGAACATTGGGAAAGAGGCCACCAAGCGTCAGTCTGAAACACTTCGACAGCGGTGGCAAGATCCAGTTTTTCGTGAGATGATGCTGGCAGCACGGAGAAAGTCCTGTGGCTGATTTTGATACGCTCGAAAGCAGCAGAGAGTCGTCGCGCCCTCTGGAGCTTTACACGATCGCCATCGGCACAGACTCATTCCGCTACACTTCGGGTGAGGATGAGATCACGATCGGCCTGAATACCTGGGAGCCGATCGCCATCGCCCGTTCCTCGCTCACGCAGGGTCCGGATGAGCGGCGCCGCACCATCACAGTTACGATGCCGGCCGACAACGTGTTTGTCAACCGCTACATTGACATCGTGCCGGGCCAGAAGGCCACGATCTCGATCATCCGACTCCAGCGGGATGAGTCGCCAACCTTCAACACGCAAGTTCTGATCTTCAAGGGTCAGATCCAGTCGGTTCGCTTCCCCGACGACGGAAACACGGCAGAGATCGCAATCCGCAGTCTGGAGGCCGCAGCCAGCCGCCAGATCCCGCGCTGGACCTACATGGGGATGTGCAACCACGTCCTCTACGATTCGACTTCGGGCTGCAATGCTAACTCACTGAACCCGCAGTTCCGCCTCAGCGGCAACGTCACGGCGATCAGTGGCAACATCCTTACGGTGGCCGGCGCCAATGCCCGCCCCGACGGTTGGTGGGCCGGCGGTTTCATCCAGCCCTTCGGCGTGCCCGACTTCCGCGTGATCCTGGCGCACACGGGCAACAACCTCACTCTGCTGCTGCCGTTCGATGAAGTCATCGTCGGCACGCCCATGTTCGCCCTCGCGGGCTGCAATCACGACATCTTCGGGGACTGTGGAACCAAGTTCGATAGGGTCATCGACTACGGCGGTTTCGCATTCATCCCCTTCCAGAATCCTTTCGAGACCCCCATCGCGTAGGAGGCGCATGTAGTCTTCCTAGTCGAACTCCTCATCTACGCGGCCCTCTTCGTCCTCTCGGATCTGCTTCGTCCGAAGCAGAAAATCGAGAATGCACGACCGGCCGGTCTCGGAGACTTCAACTTCCCCACGGCGACCGAAGCTCGCGTCGTCCCCCTGATCTGGGGGCGCGTGATGATCGACGGTCCGAACGTGATCTGGTATGGAGACCTGTTTCAGGAACCCATCACAGAGAGGGTGAAGACGGGCCTCTTCTCCAGCCAAAAGGTCATCAAGGGCTTCCGGTATCACCTCGGTGTTCAGTTCGGTCTGTGCCGCGGTCCCATCGATGCACTCAAGCGCGTGTGGATCGGCGATCAAGTCGTCTTCGACGGCACGACCACGACCAACTTCGACATCGACGAACCGGAGATGTTCGGCGGCGAAGACCTGGGCAGTGGCGGCACGCAGGCGACAGTCGAACTGTATCTCGGCTCGCACGGTCAGTCGGTCAGCACCTACATCGCGCGGTTCCAGAACTCGGGCGCGGGCGCGACCTTCCGCACCCCGAACTACACCGGCACCTGCCACCTCGTCGCGCGTGAGTTGGGCGGCAACCCCGCTTCTTGCCGCGGCGCCTACCTCGGCAACAGCACGACGATCCGGCCCTGGAAGTTCGAGATCGAACGCTACCCGGGCCTTTTCTCTGGACAAACGTCCGGAGAAAATAAGATCGGCGTTGACTGCAACCCGATGAACGTCGCCTACGAGTTGCTGACGAACGTCGAGTGGGGCTTCGGCTTCCCGGCGGCGGACATCGATGTGGGCCCCGGCTCGTCTTGGCTCGACGCCTCGGACACCTTGATCTCCGAGGTCAACGGCTTCTCGATGGTCCTCGATCGGCGCATCGAGTCGCAGGAGTTCCTGCGTGAGATTGAGCGGCAGATCGACGGCACGATCTACCTCGACCACCGAACCGGCAAGTGGAAGATCAAACTGGTCCGGGCGGATTACGTGATCGGCTCCGTGGCTCAGTTCACGGACGACAATGTGAAGGAGATCCGAGACTTCACCCGTGGTTCGTGGGAGGACACGACGAACCAGATCGTCGTGAAGTTCAATCACCGGGACAACGACTACAAGGAGTCGTTCGCGCTCGCGCAGGACATGGCGAATGCCATGATCCAGGGCGGCGGCACGATCCTGACTCCGACGCTCGTTGCGACCGAAGTCGTCTACCCAGGCGTGAAGAACCCGGAGCTTGCCGCGCAGCTTGCGTGGCGAGACATGCGCGTTCTGTCCTTCCCGCTCGCGCGCGCGACCTTCACTGTATCGCGAGAGTTCTGGGATCTCACTGTGGGATCGGTCTTTGCCTGGACGAGCGCGAAGTTCGACTTCACGCAGAAGCCCATGCGCGTCACGCGCATCGACTACGGCCGGCTCCAGCAGAATCAAATCGAGGTCTCGGCGGTCCAGGACGTGTTCGACACACTGAACGCCAGCTATGGCTTCCCGCCCACGACGGGCTGGCTGCGACCGACCGCATCCCTCGTAGCCTACCCGGCGAACGAGCAGCTTGCTATCGCCGCCCCGCGCGCGATCATGGCCCGCGATCCCGAACTGGATCAGACGATCAACCCGCCGGAGAGCGTCTCCAAGGTGTTCGCGGCCTGCCGGCGCCAGAACAACGAGTCGGCCGTGCATGTCACCATCAAGAGGAACGGCACGGACTCGGACTTCATCGACGCGGGCAACATCGTGGCCTTCATGCCGATCGGGAAGCTCCAGAGTTCCCTGCCCTCGGCTGCGGCCAACCCGACCTCGACCATCACGATCCTGCCGGATCCGGACGCGCAGGCCACGCTGGAAGGCTCCTTCGACGATACGTTGTCGGATCTCGATCTAGGCGTCGACCTCGCCCAACTCATCATGGTGGGCAACGAGTTCATGCTCGTGCGGTCCGCCGCAAACAACGCCGGCAACGTCGACCTCCAGGGTGTCTGGCGTGGCTGTCTCGATTCGGCACAGGAAGCCCACCTCGCGAACGATCGGGTCTACATGCTCTTCGTCGGCGCCGGCCTCGGGTCGGTCCTGCTGCCGTCCGAGTATGGGCTCGGCTCGGTCGACGTGAGGCTGCGTATGCGGTCGCCCACTGCGGAGTTCTCCGGGACCGTCACGACCATATCACTCACGGTCGATCGTCGCTCTGCGCGCCCGTACACGCCCGCAGCGATCGTCTACAACGGGGCAGGTAGTCCGTTCACGACTCCCAGCCTGGAAAGCGCCGGCGCCGGCTTGAACGGCTTCCGGATCGATACGACGTGGTGGCGGCGCAACTTCCGGACTACGGATGAGGTGACTTCCTTGCAGGCTGATGACTCGTCTGTAGACGCCACCCACGAGACCCAGCTTGAAGTGCGTGCGGATCCCGCAGGCGCGAATACGCTGGTGGGGGCTGTCTCAGCTTGGGTCACTGGGGCGGGCCCGCTCCAGGTTCTCCGGTCGGACATCATCACGGCTGCCGCGGCCGGAACTCTGCTCCGGTTCAAGCTCAAGTCGAGACACGACATCGACGTGTTCCACGGAGTCGGAGTCATCAACGACCTGGAGAGTCGGCACACGCTCGTGCACGACGTGACTCCCACTTCGGGGCTGACTGGCCAGTTCTATTTCGGCGGCGGTCTGGCAGCGAACGTGGCGAGCGCGAGCTACACGGCTGCTGCAACGGGCACGTTCACGTTGAACATCGGCGCTGCGCAGAGCACGGCCAACATCCAGGTCTCGATCAATGGTGGCGCGTTCGCAACAGTGATCGCGGCTGGTGCGACTACGGGCACGTTTGCAGCCACGAGCGCCGACACGATCCGTGTCCGGCGAACGGTGAGCGAAGCCCCGAATCCGAACTTCGTGGAGCTACGTAACCCATCAAATGTTGCTGTAGGGTATGGAACCTTCAAGAACTGAGTCCAGTATGGAACAGCGACTCGCACACCTCGAAGCACAACTCGAACGAGTTTTCGTAATGCTCCAGTCTCTCAGCGAGAAGATGGCGGACCGCATCGACGCCACCGATTCCTGGAAGGAGAAGTACGATAAACTTCTCTACGGCGACAACGGCACCAAGGGTCTTGTGGTGCGGCTCGATCGGCTTGAGCAGGCGCACGAGCGGAGCAAGTGGTTGATCCGCTCCGTCAGCGCGGCCGTGATCTCGCTCCTAGTCGGAGCGGTCTGGGCGCTGCTGCACTAGACGGAAGTTTCTCTTGAACCACTCGCGCTCGCTCGCGATCAGGATTCGGTGCACGAGGCCTGGGTCCATCTCGCAGGCTATGCGAATCTCCCAGCATCGCCCGCATTCCAGGTCGGAGGAGACCTGGATGTTGGACACGCCACACCACTTGCACTTGTTGTAAGTCTCCACGGTCATACCCAGTTGCGGGAGGCCTCGCGCAACATTTCGCGGATGTCGATGTTCTCTGCGAGCACAGTGAGACCTTCAATCCGCCCCCAGTGATTGAACTTCAACTCGACGTTCTCATTGATCGCAATGTTGCGGTAGTCGAAGTTGTTGTAGAAGTAGGCGTAGGAGAGCCCCGTCCACTCGTCTCCGCGGAACTCCGTTTCGAGTTCGAGCCCGCACCGACCACAGGGGAACTCTACGTGTCGGATGTTCATTCGGTCTTCGGCTGCCGCCGCTCGTAGAAGAAGTAGACGAGGGTCGTGATGAGAACCTCGCAGCCGATCGCGGAGAGGGCTCCGGCGACGGCGCTATCAGTAGCCCAGACCACCGCGGCGCCGACTGCGAGATCGATGCAGAGTGAGATCGCGCCGTAGAGTGTAGGAGTCTGATCCCGGAAGTCTCGGTAGGGTGCCATTAGAGATTCTCCGACTTGCGACGTTTGTGTTCGAGGCGATCGAGCCACTCAGCATAGTCAATCGTCTCGATCTGCCCTTCTTCGGTCCAGGGGCAGGTGTGGTAGGTCGAACACGATCGAGCTTCGAGCGTCACGGGGCTGACAGGCCAGACATACTTGCCGCTGACGACTCGAATCTGGCCCGCCCAGAACTGTTCTGGGCTGTTGTATCTCACAG